TTACTTCTCTTTCTCCTTCCCTTCCTGAATCCGTTTCCATATGGTCTCAAATTCATCCAACTTCGGGTCCGGGATGGGTAAGGGGACGGTCATGCGTTTGACCGCTTCAAATTCTTTTAACAGTTCTTCATCCGAGTACTTTTCCGCCGATTCTGGCGGTTCATCGTTTCGCTTTCCATCCATCTTTTATGCGCCTCCTTTCAAGGCCATTGTACTCCTTTCAATGCAGGGGTTGTCCTGGTAAATAATACCATAAATGGTCCGTTTATTCGCATTTTACGACACTTTTCGTTGCTTTTTGTCGTCCAATCTTCACTTGATAATGCCCCTCCTTGCATATACCGTTAAATTAGCATCAAAAAACAAGGAGGAATCAGTATGAAATACGAAAGAGAAACCGATAACCTGCTTCGACGGCTTGGCGTCAATAATTCCTACGTAGGATTCCGCTATACTATTTATGGTGTAATCCGCGTTATTGCGAACCCGGAACTGCTTACCTACATATCAAAAGGAATATACGTAGAAATTGCCGCCCGCTACCAAACATCTGTAGGATGTGTAGAACGCAATATACGCACCATCATTAATACGATTTGGCTCCATGGAGACCGGAATCTTTTAAACCAGGTTTTCGGTTTTGAATTGATACAAAAGCCGCGGAACGGCGCATTTATTGATGCACTGGCTCATTATGTTGTACGCCATTATTATGATTGAGTAAGCCAGGGCGCTATTACAGCGCCCTTCGGTAATCTACCACACAAACACGTACCGTCTATTTATCATGTCGTACTCCTCCGCAATCCGGAGCACGCCTCTGGCACCGCAGCGTCCCATCCTGGTCCGGTTAAAACTCCCCTATGTACTGTTCTCCCTCCGGCGCCACATACATGGCGCATTCCAGCGGATGCCCGGCCCGGGGCTCAAAGTAATAATCTTTACCACCAATTACATGCCAATTGGTCAGTGCATATCCATCCGTGTTAAAATAATACTTGTGATGGTTTATAATCTGCCAGCACTCCTTGTAATACTCTGTGGTGCTGTATGCATACCACCATCCATTACTGTCATGGTGCCATCCTATCTCATACTCCGGCTGCTCCACCAGTGACCAGTCAGGACGTCCATAACCATCAATACGGCTGTTATCCAAACTGTACTCTTTACAGCATACCGCCCCGCCGTTGGCAATCACCTCGTTACCAGCACTGGTATTGCCCTCGATGGTCCTAACCTTGGTCATGGTGACCTCATAGACGATACCTGTATGACAGATGCGCTTGGAGTTTTTAAAAAATATCTGGTCCCCCGGCTGTGGGCTGTCCTTGTGATACTGTTCCTTGGTTTTATAATACTGAGCCGATGTAGGGGTGTAGGCAGAGAAACCACCACCCAGAAGCTGCTGCGCCGCTACCCGGCCAAAAGCCTGCACAAAGCACCAGTCCACAAACATATCGCACCACGGCTGCCCCTGAAGAGATGGGTACAGGTCTCTGGCATACTTGGTATAATTATTGCTACCGGCATTGGCGGTCTTGCCGTCAAGCTGGCTGTTACTGCGTTTTTCCATGTATCCAATCTCCTGGCGAGCAATGGATAAAACCTTCTCTATTGATTTCATGTCGTACCTCCATTTCTTATCTCATTAATCTGTGCCTGTAAATCTGCTATTACCATCCTGGTATCTTGTACATACTCCAATGTCACGTCCGGCTCCGGCCCCTCCGCAGTCACTGTGACGGTTGTCCGTCCTTTGTAGGTGGTTAGGGCATTGAGGGCGGCTTGGGTATCGGCCGGGAGGGGTTCCCAGGTGGGGGTGGCAAGAACCTCTAACGCTTCGGAAATTGGCACCGTACCTGTATCATCAATCTGGTCGATAGCCCTCTCTACTCCCCAGACACCATCCCGGCATGTAATGCGGTCCCTGTTATCCCCAATACCACGTAACGGCTCCGTGAGGGTGATGGATGCGGTCTGCGGAGGCTGGTAGGGTTCCCAGGGGAGGGGTGTAGTGCCAATGTTAACCATAACATCTGAATACACAACAGTATTTTCGGAATCTAAATTTGCGTTTTTGAGATTAACAAATAATTTAAATATCGCTTTCGTTATGTTATCTGGAATTGAAAATGTTTTACTGCCCGAAGACTTATGATGCAAATAATTTTTTGTGCCATCCGGAAATTCGATATATAGTTGAAATTCCACAGGTACTTCTGAATTTTTATTACTTATGTTGCACGACACTGTGACGTTTTTTCCAGCAATCAATTGTGCTGGTGTGTCTGATTCCGCACAAGCATAATTTTTATCACCAGTTATCGTAACTTGTCTCCTATCAGCAGAAAGTACAAAAGTCGTATTTCCGTAAGCCATTAACGTGGTGTCGTCGAACAGATTAGCCCCCGTCACTGTCACCGCCGTGACATCCGTACTCACAATCTCCTGTGGATATTCCGGGCTGGGGTCTGCTCCCTGCTCACTCTTACCGGCTATCTCCAGGCCGGGTATCGGCGCCTCCCATGCGTCGTCCACCGTGACATGCATGGTGTCTGTGGCCGAGCCGATAAGGGCATTGGAATATTTAAGGTCCGTCTCACGCTTGTTGTAGCCTACGAAAGCAGCCTTCTGGGACTCCACGTAAGCTTTATTATCTGCCAACGCCTGTGCCGAAGCGGTGGCGGACTGAGCAGACGCCGTGGCAGAACCGGCGGCGGCTGTCTTACTGGCCTGGGCGTCATTGGCATATCCCTGGGCAGTGCTTACCTTGCCCTCCATCTGCGCCACGAACTGTTCGTACCAGCTTGTGTCCGGCCCCGGGATTCCGCCGCCAATCTCCAGCCCATCATGGATGGTATAGGATGCAGGGAGGGTTTTCCAGGTCACGCGCTCCCCTGCGCTGTTGGTGCCGGTCGCATATATCATCATCTGGATTGTCCCTGGCTCCTGTGTGGCCTGTGCCGGTACCTGCCAGCACATCCTCACATGGCTGTCCGACTTGGACACGTTGCAGGGTACGCCATCCCCACCCCCATAGACCGTCTGGTAGTGGATGTACAGGTGCTGGGCGGTGAGGTCCAGGCCGTCATCGTACCTGGGCAGCTGGAAGCCCACGAACTGGGCATTCTGTTCGCCCCTGACCGATATCTGGTCATTAAAGTCCGCAATGCGCTTGTTGGTGACCGGGACATACTCCAGCTCCACGTACAGATGATAGGATGGGTAGTTATCATCCTTGGTCCAGCTTTCGTCACCGTCTGCATAAGCCTGTCTTGTAAGTATCTCATCTACCGTTGCCATGTCTGTCCGCTCCCCCTCTCCTGCTTAATGGTTATCAGGTTGGTGGTAATCCTCTGGCCATTCTCTCGCTGTCCAACCACTCCGATTTTAAAAGTGTCATAGACCGTGATTTCATCCGGCACAATGCAGGTGCCATCCTTAATCAGCCTGCCAACCTCCTGGGACTGAAAGTATAGATAGAAGGCCGCCACCTGGATAGTCCCGTCCCAGTCCTGGTCAAACTCAAACGCCGCCAGCAGGTATCCGGACGTACCGGCAATTATGTTGCTAAAATCACAGCCAGGAGCCCTTATCAGCTCCTGGCCGGATACTTTAAATCTTAATGTCCTCATGGCATTACCTTTCTGCCGTTGCGATATCAGAGCTACTCCTTTTCGTCGTCTATGCCATTATTGTTACGGTCACTTGGGCCGCCTACACCGCTCTGGTGCTTACCTGGATGCGGCGTGTCTGTTGGTGCATCATGAAGGTATGGGGTAGGCTGTTTTTCATGCAGGTCCGGCCCCTCTGCCAGGTATCCCCCATTCCCCGGAATATGTGCTGCATGTTTTCCTGTCGTTTTTGCCATAATATGTACCTCTCTTTCCTTTTTTGGTTGATAAGTTAAACCGCCATTACCCTGACGGCCGGGAGATGGAGGACCACCTTCTTTTATGTCCTGCTGCCTCCCTGATAATCTGTATTGTCAATCTTATCCTTCAATACCGCGATATATTTACACAGCCATTCCGGCACATTGGCACCCATACGACCGGCATTCTCGATGATGGACAGCAGCTCATTGAGTAAGTACCAGACCGCCACCAGGAGCCCGAAGAAGGCCTTGACAGATATCTGCATCCCAAGCTCTACCGACACGGATACAATCACATAATCAACCACCATTGCCGCAGCAATTACGCACAGGTATCCCACCTTTTTAATAATGCCCTTAGCTCCCTTTCTGGAGCTCCATCCATAGCCGGCATCACCCGGATGGTCTATGGCCTCATTTTTACTGGCCAGCATCCCGGTTATGTAGTCCAGCACCATCGTCCCCATGAGGATACATAGCACTGGATACAGAATGCCCAGCTTCGCACTTAAAAAGGCACCAGCTGCTGCCAGTGCCCCCTGTACTGTAATTACATATTCTCTTTTCATCTTCATATACCTCACCTTTCCTATTCTTCCTCCAAGGCCACCAGTACCTCGGCCTTCTCGTCCTCCGTCAGGTTCCTATACCCTTCCAGTACTTCTGCCGGTTCCTCTCCCTGATTTTTCCGAATCCGCAGGGCCCGGATAATGATGTTGCGCTGTATATTGGATAACATTACATTGCACCTCCTATCATGTCTGCCAGGGCAAGTGTAAGCTCCGCATTCTCTCGCCGGAGCTGAGCCACCTGCTGCTCCTGGGTAGGGATATATTCAATGGGTGTTATCCCATCCGCCTTGTAAAATACGCCGTTTATGTACTTATCTCCTATCTCACAGGGATATTGCGTGCAATCCACCGCAAAGGCATCGTCACCATATACGCACCGTGTTACTCGGTTGATTCCTTCATATTGTCCTACCACCACATTCTGTACCGTTTCGCCAGATATCATTGCGAATACTTCGTGTGCTGCCATATTAATCCTCCTACTTTAATCTGATTAAAATAACTCCTGAGCCGCCTGAGCCGCCCCACTCGGCGGTTCCATAAAGGTCGCCGCCGCCTCCTCCGCCTCCACCGCCAGTGTTAGCACCGCCCGGACTGCCTGTATCATAACTGCCTGCTCCGCCGCCGCCAGCACCACCAGCGCCGGGACCGCCATGAGTTACTCCACCACCGCCACCACCGCCAGCATATAAAGTGTTTCCGGCTTCGCCAAAAGCTCTTGTTGTGCGACTCTGGCCTGGGTGAGCACTAGTACCCTTACCGTCTGAATAACCTGCATCGCCAGCGCGTATAAACGGATTTGGATCTAAGTCATTATATCCACCGCTGCCACCAGCAGAACCTCCGCTGCTGCCACTGCCTGAATTAGCGTTGAAACCTCCGTATCCGCCATTAGCCGTACATAAGACAGCGCCGCTTCTTGATACTGATGTTGTACCTCCTGTACCGCCTGCGCCACTAAGCGTACCATTGGGTGCTCCTCCGGCACCTACTACACAATTTAATACTTGTCCGGCCGCCACGCCAATATTAGAAACAGTAGCAGTATATCCACCGCCGCCTCCACCGCCGCCTTGTTGATAGGCTTCTTTTGTAAATCGGTATCCGTTACCACCACTGCCTCCACCGCCTACGCAAAATATATCCGCAGATGTAAATCCATCTGGAATTACGTAATCCTGCGTTCCGGCTATCGTAACCAACGAAGGTCCTACAGTCGTATATACAGCATTTTTAACTGACGATGGGTCATATACCGGACTGTATATCTCTCCAAAGTTTGTTGTGGCATACCCAAAGCATGTAAAATAATAAGTGGTATTTAAAGCTGGTAAATCCATAAATGCTTGTGACCAGCCTCCAGGAGTAACATTGTCTCCTGCTCCCGCATAAATTGCATCCCAAGCAGGCGCATTCCAAGCTGGATATCCGCCCGTACTGGCTTTTATTATTACTCCGCAATAAGGTTTTCCAGGAGCCGCATACGGATTCTGCCATTTCAAAAGTACTCGGCGTCCACTATATGCGGCTACGCTAAAAGACAGTATACTATTTACTGTCATGGTTCCTCTCTGAGGTTCGTCGCTGTCGGCTCCATAAAATATTTCTCCGTTCAGTACGTGAGCGGCAATAGCGGTCAAACCGTCTGTATCCGCTCCTCCACTGCCATGTATAATTGCTTTCAATCCCTATTCCTCCTCTGAGCAACCCCTTAACCATACAGCAAATTCCGTGGCCGGTTTCTTGCTGTAGGAGGTTACCGTCAATATGCCATCTGTATTACACTCTGCATTATCAATCATGTTCAGGTATTTTCTTCGTATTTTTATTTTTTCTGCCTTCTGCGCCACCGTAAGTTCACTGTCACTCTTTATCAATCCCGCATACAGCTCAATCGCATCTGTTGTCTTAAGATGTTGCACTTTTATGTCTGCTGTGTATGGCGCAGTGGGTTGCGTGAATGCAGGGATAGTAATTAGTTTATCATTCCTCAGGGCATTTACTGCCCTATTCGTAGCGTTAATGTCATTCTGTCCAAAACTGTCGCCCTTTTGTGTATAGGCAGTGGCATCTGATATGCCATAGGTGCCATCCTCGTTCTGGGTCAGCCTCCATCGTCTGGAACCCTCATATATATCGTCCCTATAATCTGTTTTTAAACTCATTACTCAAATGCACCTCCATTAAGCGTGAAAGCCAGGCGTCTGATTCCTTCGGCCCTTCCTAATATGTTCCTGTATATCTTCAGGCAGGCGGATTCAATACGGTTCAGCTCTTGCCAGTCGATGAATGGGCCGTTGTCATGATAAAACTGCCTCTCTCCTACATTGAAGGGGAATGTCCCTACGCAGACATGGTCTATATTGGCCTCAAAGCGGTTAATTTCATCGGCATAAAACCCATAATCCTGATAGGTCTTATCCTCTCCCATCTCCTCAAACTCAAAATCCGGCCAGAGGGTAAGGGCCAGGTCCCGTATTTCGTTGATGTTACCCTTAATGCGGTTATAATCACCGATATTAAAAAAATCACTGGCTTTCCAGTCTGTTTTTGGCTGTTGCCACATAACTCATGTCCCTCCTTGCCTTGATGGTACCGCTAAGTCCGCCATTAAATTTCAGGGTATGGTCCGTTACCCGTATCAGCAGGTCAGGCACATACTTATTTTCCAAAAATGCTATGTCGTTGGCGTCAATCCGTGGCTCTCCCCGGTATGACAGGTCATATTCCCGGTCTGATTTCATGTAGTCCCCAATCCAATCCGCCAGGTTCGCGGCATGGACCGTGTCGGACACAAGCGGATTGTTCCACGCCTCCAGGCTGCCGGTAGGATTTAGCTGTCTGCTTACCTTGGACTGGGTAGTAACATATTCCCTGCCTGTCACGACCACCTCTGTCGGCTCTGTGCTCCCTGCAAGCTCCACCGTTGCGTAATAGGCACTACTATCCACAATCTCACACCCATATTTCGGAATACTTGCAATACCAGTGAAATAGCCGATGAACTTATCACACCACTCTATATCCGGTTCATTCCCGAATCCCCAAGCTGCTGTCAAATCTACCAAAAGAAGTGAATCTGTATAAAGCCTTTTGTTTCCATAGGTATAAATCCTTAGTGTCCACTCTCCTGTTGTCTCAACCGTGTCAATGGCTGATTTGGTATGCCACACTCCATCTGGCGCAATAGCCTCTGGACGTAGATTAATATTAAATGATTCTCTATTGGCAATCGCCCTGACCAAATCGCATTCATCATTTCCTGAATACTCACCGGGTGATTCCTCCCGCATGAAATTCCCCCGCAAGTAATATTTATGTCCGGATATCATCTGCACAGTTTGTGCTATGTGGACTGCGTTTCCATCTTCCGAGACAACGTATGCGCATTTTCTGGCTGCATCATACTGTGTGTTGAGCCATCCGGTCACGCCGGTATCAAAAGACCCGTTCTGAACCATATTGGTTGCCTCTACATGAACCGGGACGTATGTCTTTAAATCATAGGATGGATTAGAAAAATAAAACGTATATCGGCTGTCTAAAGCGGTTACACTTATGGTCTCTCTCACCAGCTCCTTTACATCCTCTGTACTGAGATTGTATATGGTGCGTACGACCTGCAGTTCCCTAACCTTGGTCAGTTGGGTGCCCTTGGGCGTCTTGGTCAGTTCTACACCATATTCCAGGACGTAATCTGTGCTGTCCCCAAAGGTTATGTTGTCCAGGGTAACCCGGTTGTTTGGACAGCCCTTGGTAAATTCCAGCACCAGGTAATCAAATTCCGGGAACTCATGGCTGACCACATGGGTCTGGGTTAGCCCTGAAACCGTGTAATCCTCCTGCAGCGTACCATTGTAGTAGGCGTGGAACACGACCGTATCCGGCCAGTTCCGGCCAAATTCCAGGGTCAGCCCAAAACACTTGTATGCCGCCTCCATGGTCATGCCCACTGCGGGGTTATCCGCAAACAGCCCATCCGTGCCAGCCACTGCTTCCGATATGTATCCCGTATTCAGATAGACAGCACCCTCCGCCTGTCTTGGCAAGAAATATACCGCCCCATCCGGTCTGGAATGGTCCTGCCCTGACAAGGCGTACGCATCCTTGACTGTATGGTCCAGGATTGCCGATGCGTGGGAAAAATAAGCCTCATTATCGGATGCCGATGTCATGTCCGGTACGAAACTGGACTTGAGGAAGATTTTACCCGCCCTGTCCTGATAGATGATGCAGCGCCCGGCATTGGCAATCAGCTGCAGGGCCTCCTTGTGCGCCACGGCCGGCATGGGGTTAGTTATCATCACATCCTTAAGATATGGGTCAATCCAGTACTCCCTGTAGTCCACCCCCGCATCCGCAAGGACGTCCACTGCTATATCATACAGGCTCATACCATTCGGATGGTACTGGCCGCGGTAATATGTACTATCCATCCCATCAAAACGGTCTGATGCCTGGAAGTCCATCTCCGTATCATCAGCTGACCATGATTTCAGTGCAAGTGACGTTCCCGGTATCCACTCAATCGTTCCATCATCCATGGCCTGGCCGTAAAGCGCCTCGATACTCTGACCAATTTCCAAGAAGTTCACTGTACTTTCTTCATTCTCCACATCATAGGCCCGGTCCTTATTATCCACCGTTACGGAAAAATCTATGGTTGGCAACTCCTCCGATATAGGACTGATATGTTCCTTTTTGGTTGCGGACAGTATTTTTTTGCTGTCAAAATAGATACCAATACCCATTGTAATTTGATTGATGCGGAACCGGCTTTGTCCGTTGACCATGGCAACCGGAACAAACCGTAAGAAGGTAGCTCCCTCAAAAATCTCCTCCGTCACATAATGGCCACTCATATTTCCAGCCACGTCCATAGTCCGGTTGTCTGAAATGATGGTAAATTCTACGGGATACGCCTTGCCAAATTCCACGGTCAGCCCCTTAATGTCGTATTGAACGGGAAACCGGATTTCAATTGCCCCCTGAAGGCCATCCGTCACGATTCCCTGGTTGAGCACCACGTCTGCTGCATCCCTGGGAAGGAAGTACATACTGCCATCCACCGTGGTATAATCCTGGTCACAGGTTGCATATAGCTCCTGTACCTTGTAGTTATCCATGGGCTTCACTAGGTTGGAATAATAAGTATACACATCCGGCTCAGGTATGTAGGCGGATGCCTGGGCCTGCTGGTTAATCAGGCCGATGGTGACACGCAGGTGAGACAGTGGGTTCCTCCACTTCCTGCGCATCATGTCCTTATATTCATTACTTGCCGCCTGCACTACTCCATCACCCCGCAGTCTATCAGGTTCACCTTACAGTCTTTATACATGGTGGGCAGCCCATCCGGACCAATCTCGTCTATCTTGGCCGTCCGGTTCCCCGGATACATCCGCTCCGTCTTCCAGCAGTTGTTTTTCATGTCGGGAAACTTGACCGTCACCACAAACTCCTCAAACTCTTTAAGGATGCTACTCCAGGTCGCCGCATCCAGATAGGACCACTGCAGGCCGTCAATCTTATCCTGGTCACGGCCCACGCGCTGCCCTACGAATTCCCCCAGGGCATTCTTGCCCTGGTTCACGTTCGTAGCAATGGTTAAGCCAGGCCCCCGGTCATAGTTTGGATATTCATGTCCATTAATATAAATAGGCACTCCAGCCACCTCCTTACGTTGTGCGCAGCGTGTATCCGTTACGCTTATCCAGTTCCACAAGTTTCTTTTTGATTTCCCGGATATCTATGTTGACCGTTAAATCCATCTGTTCTATCAGGTCAATGATGCGCTGCAGCAGGTTTGCCATGATGGAAAGATACTGCTCACTCATGCCATTACTGCTTGTTTGGGACGCTAAAGCCACCGCCCGGTCCACCATTTCCTGCATCTTATCCTCAGGTGCTACAATCTCACCATAGTGCCTGTTGTCACCAATCATAGCCAGCTGCGGGGTGTTGGCGCGGACGAACCCGCCCTGGGCCAGACGTGGAAGGTGGATGTTTGGTATATTCGGGATAAAATCGGCACCGATGCCAGGTATCTTATCCGCCACCTCATTTACGGCGTCTATCATGGCATTAATCGCATCAATAACCCTGTTGGCCATGTTCTCCACGCCATCGATAATCATGTTGATGATGCCCTTTATATCCTCCCAGATGCCGTCCCAGGTCTCCTTTGTCTTTTCCTTTACCGTGTCCCATGCACCGGTAATCGCGTCCTTCATGGCCGTGAACTTCTCATCCACTGCCGTCTTGATTGTATCCCACAGGCCTGAAACAAATTCCTTGATACCTTCCCATATCTCGGATGTCTTGCTCTTAACATTCTCCCAGGCCGTGCTGATGGATGTCTTAATGGCATTAAATAATGCATTAGCCAAGGACTTAAGCCAGTTCCAGATGGTATTCAGGAGTGCCTTAATTCCGTTCCAGATGGTGTTGGTTACCCCGGATATAGCAGTCCAGGCCAGGTTAACAACATTTTGAATGAATGTTACGGCTCCAGATACAAGCTCCTTCAAGGCATCCCAGATACCGGAGAATATCTCCTTAATTCCTTCCCAAGCGAGGCTCCAGTCACCAGTGAACACGCCGACAATGAAGTCAATCACACCACCAAGCGCCGTGAGCAATCCCTCTATGATGCCGGAAACGGATTCCCAGAATCCGAAGAATGTGTCAATGGCATCCTGTAAACATGTAGCTATGACTGGCGCTACGTTGGTTATGAACCACTCAATGAATGGCTGTATGACCCCTGTCCACAATTTGGTGACCGCATCAGCCACTTTTCCACCAAACTCCAGGAACTTATCAATCAGCGGGCTCAGGTACTGGTCCTTAAATTCAACGAATCGGCCCGACAGGTTCTGCAATACTGGAAGGAAATATGTGTTGTAGACATCAAGCAACAGTGTTCCGATTTCCGTGAACCCCTGTTTGAAGGTTGCCAGCATTGGCGCCACATGCTCATCATATGTTGCGCCAATCTTTTCAAAAGTTTCCGCAACCAAATCTTTGATTGTAGAAAAGATAGGTTCAACCGCGCTGAATGTATCCTCCAGGGTTGTTCTGATATAATCCGCATTTTCTATGAACGGGGCCGTAATGGTGTCCAATACATCCGCCGCAAAAGTCCCTGCTAGTTCCGTACCACCCATGAAAGCTTCGGAAAATATCCCAATGATATCAGCTGTAATCTGCTTTGCACTGTTACTCCTGAGGGATGAAAATACCGTTGCAAGTGCTTTGGAAAAATTCCCACTTATCTCCGCGATGCGTGAGCCAATATCAAACATGGACACGATGTAATCCCTGATTCGTTCACTATTCTGCTGCAGGAACAGGCTGATTCCGCCCAGCAGGTTATCCGCTATGGATGCCCCGATGCTTGCCATGGAGCCCGCAATCTTGCCCAGGTTGATGGCCAGGATGTTAGTGAACCTGGTGGCGGCCTGTTCTACCTCTGGGGATGTGAAGATATCCGTCAGGCTATCCTTGATACTCTGGATGGACTCCTTCATGCTGTCCAGGACGCCCATGTCGCCAAATCCGACCTTGAACCCGGCCATGAACAGGTTCTTAAGTTCATTGGCCTTTTCAATCAGCCCCGCATATTTGCTGTCCATCTCATCCACGGCCGATGTATCAAGTTCGCCCATGTCAAACTCATCCGCAGCATATCCACCGTCTGCTCCGCCTCCGGAACCTCCCCCGCCGGAATCCGTATCAGGATTAATGATATTGAGCTCATCAATGCCTGTGCTGACACTTTTCATGTCTTTAGCGGCCTTTTTAGCAGCCCCGCCGGCACCTCCTGCAGCTGCTCCTGCCTTATCCGCAGACTGGGCCATCGCATCCATACCGGCCGTGGCCGCAGATGCACCTCCCCCGCCCTTCTTCCCGGTTACCATCTCCGTGAATGCCTTGAAGGCATTGGCCAGGCTCATTAGCTTACTAATGATGCGGTTGATTACCTGGATGACCGGGGTCAGTACATTAATGAGTCCTTGTCCGATTGTGGCTTTAAGGCTGTCAAACTGCAGCTTCAGGACACGCACCTGGTTTGCCCAGCCATCCGCCGTCCGGATGAAGTCCCCGGATGCCAAGGACAGCTGGTCCTGCACGAACTTATACCGCAGCGCCACCTTCTCAGCCTCAGACATCTTTGCCGTCACCTTACCATAGCCATTGGCCAGGGCATAGCTGTCAAGGGCGCTCTGAGTCATGACAATGCCAAGGTCCTTAAGAGTCTCTGTTTCACCCGTGAACACGGATTTCAGCTTTGTATAGGCCTCGTCCTGGCTGATGTTATAGAAGGATGCCACGTCTCCAGCCAGACCAGTCAAGGTCGTGGACATCTCATAGGCTGCCTGTTCACCAAAACCGAATGCTTTAGCCATTGCGCCGAAGGTGCCAGTAAACCTCTTAGCCATGGTCTCGGACAGGCCAAAGGAGGTTATGGCGTTCTTGGCAAAGTCGTCCACCTGTTTGGACATACGTGGGAACGTGACATCCACCACATTCTGGACTTCCGCCAGGTCGGACCCCAATTCAATACACTGTGCGCCGAAGTCTATGATTTTCTTTACTGCAAACGCCGCCGCGAGAGCAGCTCCCGCCTTTTTAGCCAGCCCCTGTATTCCGGCCATCTGCTGTTTAAATTGATTCTGGTTGACCACAAGGTCAAGGCCAATCTGGCCTACGCTGTCAGCTGCCATACATATCACCTGCCTTTTAATTCAAAAGCAGGCTCTGGCTCGCTACTCCTTTGGTGCGGCTCTAGGCTCTGTCATTTTTATATCCAACCTGTTTATGGTTTTACATCTGGGACATTTAATTTCCCCCTTAACGTATTCCGCCAGGAGAAGGGTCTGTCCACACCTTACGCATCTTACTTTCTCAATCTTAACCACCTCCGCACATAGCCGCAAACATCTTCTCCAGGCCGGCCATTTCCTTCTCGAAGGTTTCCTCATCCATTTCTTTCATTTCCCGGTTACGCCAGTCATCATATATCCTACGCTGGTCCTTTGTATAATGCTTGATAATGTCCTTATCCGTCTCTGACCGGATGGCCACCACCCGTCCCAAGGCAGTCTCCGGGGACAGACCGGCGATCAATGCCTTGAACTCGTCCCAAGATACTGACTCAAATTCCTTCGTTCGTATACGCAGCCCGTACTGCGACAGGAAGCTGGAAACTATCAGGTCCCAGTCCCCAAACATGTCGTAGTACGGGTCACTGCTCTCCCCAGGCAGGTTCCTCCACACCGGAAATAAGCTGCACTGCCTCCTGAACTACGATGATTAAGTCCTTAAAGCCCAGCTTCAACTTCTCCATCTCCTTCTTGGACCTTTCCGGGAACATCATGTCGTAAGCCTCCAGAATCTCCTGTGCACCCGGGTCATCCGCCGACATCAGCCCCATGACCTTAAGCATGGTTGGGGCGTCTGCATTCACTTCTATGGCCTTTCCCTTGATGACCAGGGATGGATTCCCTTCAAAACTCAATTTATCTGTGATGTCTACTTTCCTTGCCATTTTCTATCCCTCCTTATGCTTCTGGTGTAGGCGCTGGTGTAAATGTTGGGGCGCCATAGCCTGTCACCTCAAATTCCAATGTGTCAATGTTGGTTGTATCACCGCCGCCCGGAGTGGTCACGTTCACAACCACGTCACAGGCCAGCTTTGCGCCGGACACCATGGTCCACTCAAACTTCGTCATGACGTCCTGGCCGAACTTCCAGGCGAGACCGGCAATATAATCATTGGCCGGGTCACCTACGGACCGCTTTCCCTTGAAGGAAAATCCCAGTTTCTTTCCTGTCATGGCTGCTTTTGCCCAGCCCTTCGCATCCATGGAGTACCATTCTTCTACGGTGCCGTCAATGGACGGGGCAAAATTCTCCAGGTCTAACGGTACGGCCATCTGTTCAGCTGTACTCTCAAGGCCCGCGATACCAAACTTAAACACATTATTATGCACGGGATACACTTTTCCCTTTGCTGCATCTGTCATCTCTTATACCTCACTTTCTCTGATATACAAAATCCAGCCATATCACATATTCGTAGACACCCTTATCATCCGTCCCCACGTCCACCGGTTCCGGGACCTGGAGGATGATGCAGTTGATGGGTGTATCCCCTATGGATAGGCTGGATACGTTTTTAAGTTTCTCATATAACTCATAGGCGGCCCGCTCTGATGCCTGCACATCCTTGTCCCAATGGACCAGCAGTGATATACGCCGGACATCATAGCTGCTGTAATCATGGCCACCCAGGGCCATCACGGGAGGACCACTGCCCTGCCGGTGATACACGCCTATGGAATGGTCTTTCTTACTGTTCAGTTTCCCGATATAGACATTGCTGTCAGCTGCAATCCCAAGGCCTCCTATGTATCCCCGGATGTCATCCAAGGTCAGCATCATACACCACCTACTTTCTTGTAAAACCGCTTAAATGCGTTCCTGGCAAAATCCTGGCTTACTCCACCAGGTAGCCACGGTTCGTACCATTCTCCGCCGGCAAACGGGTTCTCGTCCGTCTGGAAGTCATACTCTGGATGGTAATAGAGGCGGCGCGCATAAGGTGTACTTACTACCAGAGTTGCCTTCCCCTGTCTGGAATGGCTGTAATCCGCAAAGAAACTGTCCTCCTCTAGGCGTCCAGTATCAAATGGCATCACCTGCGCCTGCACCGCCTCTGTGTGCAGGGCTTCCGCTGTCATTTCCAGGGCAGTCACTGCTGCCTGTGTCAGCTGCTTAATCCGCGGGAAGTTCATCTTTACAGTTGATTTAACCTGCATCAAACCACCTCCAGTTGGCAATAGTTCACTGTCCCGTCCGGATTCCTGGCCTTCATCCCCTGTTCAATCCTCCGCTCTTCCCCAAATATAGTAACGGTACCCCCGCTTAAGGTTGGGAAGTCTGGGGCAATGTCCCCAGGGAACATGGCTGTGCCGGTTATCTGCACCAGCTTCTTTTCTGTGGTCAGAATGGTCTTGGCCCGGTCCTGGAAGTTACATTTCAGGTCCAGGTCCATTACCTTCTCTGGATGGCCGCAGTTGTCTGTATCCTCAGATTCCAGATGGACGTGTATATCCGTCCTGCATAGCCGCTTTAGCACTAAACATGGGTATTTCATAGCCTCACCTCGCTAATCGGCAGCATAGGCCCGTCTGGGACAGCAGAGCGTACACATCGCGCTTCATAGCCACGCCTTTGTCTATAAATACGTTCCAGCTGCTGCCGAACTGTGCCGACACACCGTTGATGCTGTAGCCCTGCAGGATGGTGTTAATCTCGTCAGCGTTCTCATACTCAAAATCCGCCTGCTGGCAGACCACTTCCCGGATAACATCCTGCTGGAAGGCTGTCAGATTGGAAAATCCCCGGCCTACAATCCGGTTGTAGGTCAGGGAATCAATGTGGCGGCTGGCCTGCTTAAGGGCCTTGTCCAGCTCGTCCATGGGGATTACATTCCCCTTGTATGCATCACAGTAGTATTCATATGTGACATAGGGCTCATAGGTCATGTTACTCACCTGCCTTCTTGCTCTCCGCTTTCTTTGCCGGTTCCTGCTTCGCGACCCGGAGTGAAGCAATCTCTGCTTTCAATGCTTCGTTTTCAGCATATCTTTCGCCCGCTAAAGTTTGCAGGCGCTCAATCTCTTTAACCGCCTTCACATATTCATCATAAGGCACTGTCTTTCCGCGTCCATACGCGGTCACCTGGCCATCATCGCCCACAATATCAAAGCCAGCGTCCTGATAGGACTTCTGCTGGCTTTCATCAATGGTGTACTCTTTATTTCCCTTAACTGCTCTCATACTACCTCCTTACGCTCCGGCTGCTTCCACATTCATGGCACACCCTTCGACCTTCTCTTCAAGAAGGAACAGGTCTCCGTACCAACGGTTCTGATACAAATACCCATCTGCCGTCCTTGAATCTGTTCCCGGGGTAAACAGCTTGATATAGCTGTATTTATCCCGGCATACCACGCAAGAGGCATGAATCAAAATCCAGTTAATCTGCTTCGCATCAGAAGCAGCCACACATCCTGTAGTGAAGTCATACTTAGTCTTCATCCTGGCCGCAGGCACCATCTTAATGGTCACATCATCCAGGCTATGTACCTTACGGTTGATTGTGGACGGGGACGTTACGGTCATGACCCTCTGGAGTCCTTCCGCCTCCTTCACAATCTTATTCATGGTTGGGGTGACATACAGCATTCTCCCTTCTTCCGGAACGCCAGCCTCATCCATTCTCGCCATCTCCTCATCAAAAGCTTCCAGGAAGTTGGCTGCCGTGATGACATCAGTACTGATACGGCCAGAATAAGCGGTCAGTTCTGCATGAAGTTTGGAATAACGATAGGAATCTTTTTCCGGGATGGCCTGTTCGGTCTCAAAAGTGTTCTGTATGTTTGCCACGGATAAGGTCAGGTTTGTTTCGTCAATGTCCATGGGGTCAATCCAGAACTCCACATCCCTGTCGTGTTCCAGTTTCTTTGCCTCCCAGTCATTACTGAGCGTTCCTGAGTTAAAGCCTGGTGTCCGGGTATGGTCTTTGTATCCGGTCACTGCCATCCTCGGAAGCTTGATGGTCTGGGCGTTAATGAATTTCACCTGCTGATTGCTCTGTGTCAGTGCATCAGAGCACAATTCCTTTGCATACTTCTGCTGGAGCAGCTGTGTAAAGGTTGTTGCATAATCATATACTGCCATTTCTTAATCCTTTCTTTCTTAAAGTCCGAATGCCTTTTTAAGGGCGTCATCTGTTGTCTGGGTCTGTTGCTGTCCGCTGGCTGCGCCCACCTGAATGAATCCAGTTGAGCCTGCCGCCTGGGGTTTCAGTGCCGGCACGTCCTCCAGCACCTTGTTCAGGGCTGCCTTAAGTGCCTCATCATTGATTTTCCCATCCTGCCCCATGACCTGACTTAAATCAGCCATCTTGAGGACGTAAGGGATTGTCTTGGCGTCAATTCCCAGGGATACTGCGGCCATGGTTGCCGCGGCCTGCATCTGTGCCTGTTGGGCGAGGGCCTGGGCTTGGGTGGCCTGCTGCTGTAACGCAGCCACATCTGGTTGCGATGCCGCCTTCTGCTGCTTAAAAGCAGCAATCGCCTGGTCCATCTCTTCCTGGCTAAGTCCCTGCTGCTTGAAGTAGGCTTTCAGAGCCGTATCCTCCTTAGCTGCCAGGGTTCCCTCCAGCATCTGCTGGATTTTGGCATAATCAATTATTGGGGATGCCGCCTGCTGGCTAGCCTGGGCTCCCTGCTGCTGGGTCTGTGCCCCTCCCTCGCCGCCTGCCCCGCCTGCGGGCTCTGCAAATAACTGTAAGTTCATTGGTAACATGTCTCTCATCGTCAATACCTCCATTTTAAGGGTGTCACCCTGTGATTTTCGTTTCATCCATTGTCATCAGTGTCACTGGCCACGCAGCAGTTTAAAGCCATGCTCGTGTTTGGGCGTAAAAATAGCACCCAGGATAATCCTGCGTGCTTATCGCAAATTATAACCCGTCCGTTTCATGTCTCTCGTTACAGCCTTAATGATTTCGTCTACATCCAGATGTGCTGTAACATCCGTGGAAACTTTCGTCACGGCCGGCTCGTAAGTTGCAAGGAAGATATCCGGCTTACACGGATATATCTCCCCAGCTACACCACGGATAATGTAATCCCCCACACTGGCCTCATGTACACCTTCCAGAGTCCGAATCATGAATTTCACTTCTGGGGTTCCCTCGTTTTCAAACCAGGCACTTCCATTCCTGACTGCCTCGATAATCCACTCAGGGTCATCCTCCTGCTCCGGCCCTCCCGTCCACTGGAATGCCTCAATTACCAATGGTTTTTTCCTGTACTTCATTTATGCTCCTTTCCGTTGCGATATCGCAACAAATAAAATACCACCGGCCATTAATGACTGGTGGTTATAATCCCGGTATTGTATCCTTTATTCCTTTTGCAAGGTTTGCTGCTTTCTTCATCAAAGTATTTTCTTCCAGATATTCAAGGCCCTTCAACGTAATCTCAGGCCTTGTCAACGCCACCCTGGGGTATCCGCAGTCAAAGGCATTCCATGTCTGCCCACCTGTAATATACCCTTCATTCAACAGCATGGCCATTATACGGCTCCATTTCGGTACAGACAGTTCAAGTCTTTCAGCAGATAGGATTTCCCTATCTATTTCCTCGCAGTCCATTGATTTCTGAAGGATGCGGAGTATCTTATAAATCAACCGGAAATCATCCATACATACCCTCCTTTATGGTTACTGGGATTTTTCATGCTCCTCGACAATTTTCCTTAACTGCTCTTTCCATTCCTCCAGGGTGTATTTTCCACCAAGGCAGAAAGAAATATCCTTAAGCTGTCCGGTAATTGCGTATACCTTCCGTCTTAATGCCTGAAGTTCCTCATCGTTCCGCATCCGGTTCTTGAATTCTTCCTTCATCATTGCTTTATTCACCTACAACTTTCAAAAATGCAAGATATAATTCACCCAACTCCTCTTTGAGGAATTTAACCGTTACATCATCCCCTTGGTAAAGGGCAGTGAACACGTTTGCAAACACTTCCAACTCTGAATACCCTGGGATACCAATATATTGTGATTCATGATAGGCATCGCCCACTATCACATTATCTGTCAGGCACCCCAGTATATCGCTGATGAGGTTATTATACTCCAGTTCTCCTCCAGGAGCAAATAATTTATTATATCTATCCGCATCTTTCAGCAACCTTTTCTCTGATTCTAAAATAGCATCCGTAAACTGTACATTCATTGGGCTTCCAAACTCGTTGTGGTCAATCCGGTGCGCCAATTCATGTATCATGACCTCTCTATAGTCATAATATTCATACAACGGATGGGCTGGGTTAACTACAATTGTGTCTGTATCCGGGTCATACGCATACGCATGTTCAGCCGTCTCCTTAAGCACAACAAATTCATCCTCCGTGTATTTATCGACTAAATCTATCATTTTCTCAGGTGTATCATCCCGATACACCTTTATCTCATCTGAAACCGTGTATCTCTTCCCTGCCTCCCCCTCCCATTTCTCGGATTTCTGTTTATACTGCTTCTGATTTTCTGGTGACAAAGAATATTCCGCCAGCCGCCCATATTTCTCTACCTGCCTTGAAGCATACTTCCGTTCAGCCTCCTGCTGATTGGCCTGGCCGATGTCTTCCAGTTCCTTTTCACTCCAGATATCGTCCGCCGTGGAAATGCCGGGGAAGTACGTTGTGTGGCTGTCCTTGCATCTGGGATGATACAGGCCGGCCGCAACGGCCTTGCTCATGAGGGGATACGGACCATCGGATTTCTTTCCGCCGGACCAGACGTCGTCAATCAGGACCTTACCGACAAATGGCAGGCACTTCGGACACGGGTTCCCGCGCTTGTTGACAATCACGGTAGTAATCCCCCATTCTTGACGCTTCTCTCCTTCTCCTTGCAGATACGCCCGCTTGGATGCCGTCCGGATGGCCATGCCGGCATAATCTGCCAGGGTATGACGGGCACCATTGGCATACTCTACACAGTTAAGGCCCCGTGAGAGCATATCCCTGGTGGCCATATCCACGGCTTTTTCATAGGTGCCGGCGCCGGAATTGGCATACACCTGAGCATTAAAGATAGCCTTTCGGTATTGGTCGTTAGCCATGCGGAGAACTGCGGTCTCAGCCCGCTCCATGTCATTGGTAGTGGCCTTGATAAGCGCTTCCAGCTTACGGTCATTCAGCCGGAAGAACTCTGCAGTGGCTCCCTTGCTGATTTTCCTGGCCGGAAATCCTTTGCGGATTGCATTCAGAATCTGGATTTCCTGCTGCATGTTTCCGGTCTGTCTGGCCTGCCTAATAAGCTCACCCATTTCCTTGTTGAGGTCCTGGAACCGACTTCCAAAATGCTTCTGGTTCTCTCTCTTGTACTTCTCCAGGGCCTTAAGCTGCTCTGCCTGCCACATGGACCACTCAATACCCTCTTTGGTTTCCTCGGCCCGATGTCGGTCCATGTTGTGAATCATGGAGGCAATCAGCTCATCCTCTATGGCTTTGAAGGCGGCGCCGATATCGTACTCTGTCAACGGCATCACCTCCCATTTGTATGCACCTTGAACCCCTGCGCCTTAAACTGCCGTGTCAGACTCTTAAGCTGTGTGACGCTGCTACACTTATCACAGCGCAGCTCTGCATATCCCTGCTTCTCAATGGCGTATATCCCGAACGGCACCTGCTCACTTGCCACCTGCAGCAGTCCCTGGTACTCCTTCTGGTTCATCTGGTACAGACGGTTCATTACCTTGACCTTCACCTGGCTTTCCTCCCTTCGTGTTCAGTTGGAAGCCGCCGGCAGACGTACTAATCCCGGGTTCCTCCACTTCCGCAATGCCCTGCTCCGCTTTCAGCCTGGCAATTTCCTCCTGCTTCCACTTCTCGTCCTTGGTATCCCCATACAACTCCTCTACCTGGGCCTCAATACTCATCATGGGGGCACCAGGCCGAGCCTTGGCCAAGGTCTCCACCTGGCTCTCAAAGGATGGGTTGGCGTACTCGCCAAAGGGGATATCCACCTTGACCTCATCCGCAGCCTTTCCATGCAGAAAGTTATAGGCGTTGATTGCCGCACTGACCAGCTCCGGAAGAGTCTCCTGCAGAGCCTCCACAATAGCATTCCGGGTGTACAGGGTGGCCTTCTCCTTCTCGCGTTGCGCCTCGGCGTTGTCCAACTTCTTGACGTCAATCCCCAGGGTGCTGGGACTGATGACGCCCTGGAGGCATAAATCCAGGGCCGTGCAGTAGGATGCCAGGTAGCTGTCATGGGGGATAGCCGGCTGTTCCGTGTTGACCTTGTTATCGGCCTTTTCCGACATATCGTTATCAGACGCAAAGTACCGGTTGTCGAACGGATTAGGCCGGATAATCTGCCCGGTCTCCGGGTCGTGTGGTACCAGGCAGTCCGGTATGTACGTCTTAGCCCTTCCAGCCCTCAGGGCGTCCATCCACTGGGACCAGGCCTCGTCAAAGGCGTCAAAACTGTCCAGCTTACCATCAAAGATACTGCCACCACGCCCCTCGTATTTGGTGGACTCATACACCTGCAAGGGCACAGCCAGGATGATGTTATCATCAAACTTCGTATCTTTTATTCCCTTTGTGGCATCGATGGCATTAAGGGGCACCGGCGTGTCACCCTTATACAACTCGTTACGTATATAGCCGTATCCATAATGCTCATACAGGACATACTGCTGATACCCGGATTTGTAGGGGGTCTTGAAAACAACTTCCTTCACCCGGTCCCGGTTCCGGACAATCTCAATCCGCTCTCCCGGATACCATTCCAGGATAGGGTATTTACTAACCGCTGTGTCAATCGTGACCTTGAAGGCACCGTCCCCGATGTACAGGACCTCCTTCAAGGCCTTCTCCATCTTACGAATGAACTTATTATCCTTTGCAATGTCCTCCCACAGCTGACCCTGCTGGTCGTTACCTGCAAAATCAAAATCATTCATGTCATCCAGGACAATGCCTGTCAGAATACGGATAATCAACCCCGGAAGTCCAGTATGTATCTTACGCATCTCCATGCCTGGTGTACACCTGCTGGCCCAGAACTTGTATTTGTCAGCGTACTCTGGGGCCTGCTGGTACATCTGCTCCAGCTCGTTACCATCACCACGGTACCAGATACGATTCCGGATGGCATTAGCCTCAAAGTCCAGGACCTCGTTAATCTGGATGCAGTTCCCGCTGGCCGGTACCACATTCAGCCAGCTGCGAATGCCCCTCTTGATTGTCTCATTCATGTTATTCAGCCACCTCATTTCTTCTCATCCTCCTCGAATCCAATCAGGTTCCGGTATGGTATCCATGCATACTGATTGGCATTAATGGTATGGTCATTCCGGTCCTCTGGCTTGTCTTTCTCATCGTCCCAACTGTACCGGTCCAACTCGGAAAGATGCTCCACGCAGGTATCCACTACCAGGTAACACCCCTGCTGTATCCAGCCCAGCTGCAGGTTAATACGGTCAATGATTTCCAGTTGCTTATACGCATCCCAGAAGTTATACAGGCACCCCTTGAGCCGCTTATACTTGCGCAGCTCCGTGATAGTCGCCTGGTCCGCATTGTCTATATACACATCCTTGGCAAAGCCCCAGTCCTTGCGGCACTGCTCCAGGAAAGACACAAACTTAACCGCTGTATCACTGGGGGCCAGCGGGATGTCAAGCTTGGCGTTGCTGTAGACCTTCTCAGCCAGGGTGATAAGCTTCCGGTCCTCTGTGATGCCCTGGAATATCATGGCAATGGTATCCGGGGACTTGGACGAGTAGGATGTGTCCAGGGCGGCTGTAAACTTCTTGTATTTCAGTGTCTTGGCCTGCTTGACTGTGATGACATGCTTGGACCGCTCAAAGTTGGAGAAAATAAGGCCGGTTGCCTTACCACGCAGACCTTGAATCTTATTCTTCCAGATTTTCGTTCCTTTGGGCGTGTTCGTCATAATCTGGTCCAGCTTCTCCTTACTCAGGCCCAGGTTATGGACAAAAGAAAAGAACCAATGCACCCAGCCGGGTTTTGGTTCCTCCTGTAATTCCTCTCTGATTTCTTTCGGTGTCTCCACTTCCCATTCAGGGAGAGGCCGGGAGCAGTTGATATACTCCTTATACACATCCAGGCCCGGGTCATCCGGGTTGAGCGTGGCCATCAGGTAATCGCTTCTCATGGCGGCCTCACGCACAAACTCAATGTCTGCCGTGTTAATCTCATCAATGTACAAGCATCCGTACTGGCCGCCCAGCGCATCCTTCCACTTGCGCTTGTTGCCGTAGCCGACAACAAAGATAATCTTATCGCCGCCGGATGTGTGGAAGAGGATGTGAGGCATGTTATATCCACCGCCGCCGTTGCCCTTGTACTCTACCAGTACGCCAAAGTCATCCAGGATGCCCAGGTCCTTCTGGATGATGTTCTTTTCAGCGGCGCCTGTATCATCCGCAGCCAGGATGTGCAGCTTTTTGGGCGACTCGGCTACCTTGAGCATGAACTTGAACAGCCCCACAGTGGTCTTTCCGGCCGCCGTGGTGCCCTCCAGAAACTCCACAGGGGCATCACAACGGAGAAATGCCTTGTACTTGTCTGACAATAATAATCTCTCCGCACTCATTAGCCACCACCACGCATCTGCTGGAGCAGGTCATCTAGTTTAGTCTTTTCGGTATTCAGTCCACCAGACAGCTCCAGCTTGTCCTTAAACATGCCCAAGTGCCGGCCCGCCAAATCCAGCGCCTTAGTTTTGTCGTAAAATTTTATCTCGCGCTCAATACCCTCACCATCCTTTGTTGGGAATCGCTTGACCTTAACCGAAGCCACGGCGGCTAAATCCTCAGGTAACGCATCTTCCCGGATTGTAGCTTCATCAAAGTTCACCACATTTTCAGGATTTACCAGGGCTATCTTAGCGAGCTCCATTAAAATCCGATCCTGGTTAATCCCCGTCCGCTTTGAACGTTCCGCCATAGCTGTCTTTATCGCGTCTGAAACTCTAGTTTTCCCTAGTAGCTCAGACCCTATCTTATCCGCATTGTTTGGACTGTATCCTGCGCGGATGGCGGCCTGAGTGGCATTCAGGTCAATTAAATATTCATCAACAAATAATCTCTGTTTTTGCGTCAACGCCAATCAAGCTCACCACCTTCCACAATAAAAGAAAAGCCCCCGCCATATCAGCGGGAGCTAATCCAAAGGAGAAAATCAAAGCACTGTATTATCTGTCTGAATAGCGGGGGCAGGATTTGAACCTGCGGCCTCCGGGTTATGGGCCCGGCGAGCTGCCAGACTGCTCTACCTCGCATCAATACCGGCTCGTCACCGGTATGCTCCAACTCACGCCGCGGTTGGCTTACGGATACCTTGCACCAGTATGGTATCAACTGGGAGCTGCTCTCTATCCGATTTGCGAAGCTATGAGGAGGCAGGAGAACGTCAGCTTCTAATTAGCCACCAGGGTATGGCACCTGGCGGCCGTTATTTGTGGGGAGGATGCAAAATCAATCAGCTTTCCGCTTCATCCAATTCTGCATATTACAATTATAAATCATCCAAACGGACATGACAAGGACACGATTTTGACACGCTCCTGTCAAGTATCTAATCCAGCATGAGGGCATCAGCCCCAAAGAGATATACACTAAGAATCCCCGTAAGTTCCGTTATCCACCGCCTGGCTGTCCGCTCTCCATATCCGTAAATCTCTGCAATACTTTCGTATGTCATCCCATCCAGATAGAAATACTTGAATGCCAGATACTTCTCATGCGTATTCTTCCGACACTCCTCATCCTCCAGGAGCTTCAAACACTTGTCTATGTGTCCTATCATGACAATACTCCGGAGCTTGCTCTTGAGGATACTGTTGATAAAGATATCTTCCTCTGTGAACTCCTCCAGTTCATCGCCATTATCCATGTCGGACAGTTCTGCCACTCCCTCCTCCACGCTCTGACAGATGCGGTTATAATTCTCCATCAGCTTCTTGGTGTTCTGGAATACCTTTATTCTCTTTTCCCTCCGGAGTTGCTTCTCATGCTCCTTAAGGGCTTCCCTTGCGGCCAGCCTGGCCACTTCCTCCAATGCTTCCGTCTGTTTCACCGGCCTCACCTCCTCCCGCATCCAGCCACGGGCACGCCCAGCACCCGTACCGTATCCTGCCCTTGTTGTTGCGCTGGCCGTCACACCCGCGGCGCCCGTTGTCTATGTAGCACTGTCTCATAATACCGCATCACTCCCTTCGGCAGCCGGCGCAGTCCCGGAACCGGGCACAGGCTGGTGTATGCATAGACCGGCATCCTGACGGACCATGTATCCGGCGGTGGCTCCCGGATGGCTGACTCTGCCAAAGCCGCTACAGCTGATGCCCGCAGGACCTTGTTGGCCTTGGCCTGCTTACTGTCTGCTTTCTTTCTCAATCAGGTACCTCCCTTCGTATCACAAATGTCAGTTTTGTTTAGTTGAAAATGCGATATTCACGCTCAATTCCTTATCTCCAAAAGTAAAAATCAAATCGACATTATCTGTATTATTTTCTGCACAATATTCCAACAAATCTGCTATATCAAGCATAAATCCTTCTGAAAAATCTTTATCCATACATACCTCTCAAAATATTAATTTTGCTGTTCGTCCGTGTTGACAATTTCAAAACATTCTTTCTTAATCTCAGTTTTTCTGAGTGGCCGCTATTGCCGTATGTAATGACAACATACAGTCTCTGCAAAGCATTATTGTTGTCCATCCTTGCCCAGTTGTCGATGCTTTGATTTCCCAGATTTCCGTATCATTCGACTGCTGTCTGCCGCAATCATTACAGACTCCATGTCTTTTACATTTTTGGATTTTTACCATTGTTCATTTCTCCTAAATGTCAGTTTAATGTGTCAATGATGACTTACTTACCAACCCAATTTTTCTCATTTTTTTCATAAATAACTTCATTTCGTAATATGTAAGTCCGGCACAGGTGTTACCAATCTTCTTATTGTCCATCAAATCTTTATCATATGACTGAATAATGTGTTTACCTGATTTTTTATGTAATAAATCAACGCATTGTGTATACTTATATTTTTTATTGTATCTTTCGTAACAGGCTCCGTATTCATCGTCTGATACCTTTGTAAATCCAATTTCTTTTAACTTGTCATCAATATTTTTAAATAATTTCATCATGTATTCCTCTTTCTCCGACACTCAGCAGTCGGCTGCTAATATTAATATTAATTACATTAATGCCCACAGAACAACCACACTCATAACCCACAGTATGGTAATCACATTTAATGCTGTCTCGTTCCTAACCGGTGTCTTTAACCCTAAGGCAAAAGCCATGACAGCTAATGCTATTGCCTGGGGGGTGCTGATATATTCCTTAATCATTTTCTTCCTCCCTAATGTCAGTTTTCCTTATAAGTCACAAAATCCTCGTACCCTTCCAGAATCTCCAGAAATATTTCTTCAAAGGGGATTAACCATTTTACAGAATTTTCATCACTGGTACTTGGTTCACTTAATCTGTTTAAAATGTAATCAACAAAATCCTGTTCTTTCCCTCTCTTTATATTGCTACCGTCATAGTTTTCAGGGCTGCATTTAAACAATTTCTTTAAATCCGTAACCTTCAAGGAAAAATGAATGATTTTCCCGTCTGCTGATAACTCGGTTTTTAACATTCCATTGTCGTATTTCTTTTTCATTTTTCACCTTTCCCGGCAATGCCGTTAAATTTTAATATGCTAATTCTCAAGTGGCACTTTCTGTTTCAAGCCACTCTCGGATGATATCTCTTCCTGCATCATGTGTACACACACTAAGGCATCCGCAGCTAAAATCCGGACACCTTTCTGCGCAGTCAAATGACGCTTCGTGCAGAAATTCAACCATTTCGCTTTCATCCATACTTCGTATGCGGTCTATATTTTTCACTTCAATCTTCCTTTCCAAAATGCTAATTGGTGCGGGTAGGCTGGAATCGAACCAGCGCCGTACAACACCGGCATCTAATATCCGGCGCTGTTGTCCTGCCAACTTGGACTACTACCCGCCTAAATCTTAATTTACCCGATTTCAAACCGTCCCGAAAACTCAAATTGGTTCTTAAAATTCATACTTTTATTTCCCCTAAATCCCTGCATACTCTTTAGCTTTTTGATTACTTCCCCATTTCCCTTAACAGGGAACCGCTCAATATAAACGCATTGAGCCTCTCCATGTGTCCCCTTTTGACCATTGCTGACTTTTACAAAATCTCCAAGATTTTCATCGTTTAATTTCTTTTCCACAATTTTTACAGCATTTTCTCTTGTCATTACTTCACCTCCAAATTCTAAATTTTAATTTTTTACTGGGTGACAAGTATAAGTTACAGACTGTAATACCTCTATCTCGCCATCGCATGTAGGGCAGTTTACAAAATCACATGTGGTATCATAATTTGTTGCCTCACCGCCATCAAATACCCTGCCACAGTATGGACACTCAATATCGTCCACTGTCATTGTTTCGTTTTTCATGTCGCAGCTCTCCTATAAATTTCGATTTATGATATCATTCGTTTCTACTATGCCTCCCCGGCATACATCCGTAGTGTATGTGCAGCTCCGTCCGCCGCCTGGTCCTGATATACACATGGTCCCCACTTATCTCCTTACCGCACTCGCTGCAGATATAGACCGGGGATTCCGGTTGTTTTTTTTTTCTTTTGCCTTATTCATTTCTTAATCCCTTCATAGCTTCCAGAAATGTACATGACCAGATGCAGGATTAGTCCAGTGCAGAAGTCCTTTCCTCTGGTTTCAAATAATTCTGTGGCCTTTTCGCTACATGACTTCCTGCCTTCAACATCAGCCATATATTCTGCCAATTCTTTTGGATTGATTTTTACTGTCATTCTGCTATCCATTATTCTGGCACTCCTTCCCATATCTTTCCCGCTCCCTGGCCTCCAGTTCATCCATGAACCAGTTGACAATCGGCGCCGCCACCGGTTCCTCCTCCATGGTTGGGACAGGGCCTTCCCACTTCCTGACCAGGCGTGTGCCATATCTGGCTTTGATGGCATCAGCCTCGCCCTGCAACATATTCCAATCCACTGAATCCTTGGTTGGAACGTTGTCACGCCATTTCATCCAGAATTGATTATAAGCTTCATTAAATATGCTTGATATATCCCTATTCGTCATACAATTCACTCTGAGTAACCTTTTCAATAGTTCCGTCTCACTGAATACCGCTCATACCCGCTGGGCACACTCCCTTACTTCGTCTGTCATGACATCCTCCGGGCTCGTTTTCTTTACCTGGTTTGAAAATCATCAAAACGCTCCTTTCAGGCCAAAAGGGGGTAAAACTACATTTTAAAAATGCCCCCCCAAAAACAACGCATTTACAAGGGGTTCCGGCATTGGGGGGCAAAAGGGGCAAAAGAAAAGTTATTTTATATTTATTATATATTTTTTTATTTTTTAAACCGAAAGAATATATACTGCCCCTTTTGCCCCCCATCTTTAAAAAAGTAAGTAAATACAAGGCTTTGCAGGCTAACAGAGGTTTCCTATTTTTGCCCCCTTTACTGCCCCCCAATTGCCCCCTGCTGCCCCCTTCCTACATCTGAGGGAATGGGAGCGTCTGCTGTTCATTTTCATCCACCTGGATAAAATCGCTTTTCAGTTCAATACCCACAAAATACATGATCCCTTTGACCTTCACTTCCTCAAACCCCTTTTCCCGCAGGTTTGAAAAGAATATATTCTTCTTATAGATGACACGCTCATTTTCTTCACAGTACCGCTTGTATTCCTCAAACAGATCGCTCCGCTTAATCCTTCCCCCCGGCGCCTTTTGAAGGCAGTCCTCCAGGAATGCCTTCCCGCTGTCCGCTTCCTTGTATAATTCATTTACCAGGCGCTCACTATTCTTTGATGCCCTCAGTTCACCGGAATCACTCGCGTACATCTCACCCAGTGCATTCACTGCAGCCAGGATCGTACAGTCCACCTCCGCCGCCAGCTTCCCATCCAATCCGTAGTCCTTCTTCTGCGGCTTTTTGTTCATTTCAAAGATGAGAAGGCGCCGGTAATACGCATCCGATTTCTCGTCCAGATTAAGCGGTATCTTATTCGCGGAGAAAAGCAGCTTTGCATAGCTGCGGAACGTCACCGGGTCACGTCCCTTCTTTTCATACATCAAGGCGTCCTCGCCTGTGGCCTTCTTAATTACGTCGATGCTGTCCATGGCGCCGGATGGGATATCCGCGCATGAATTTAAGAGCTGGCAGTACAGATTGGTCGCGTAGAACCTCTTATTGAGGTCCTGCAGCGGGATGTTGGAACAGTTGTCTCCTCCTATGATTGTCTCAAACAGGTTGATGATGCGGCTCTTACCTGTACCTCCGGTACCCTTGATGATCATAAACTTCTGCTGCCTGGTATCCCGGGTCATGCAGTAGCCAAGATACTGCAGCAGCATCCGGCGGTCATCCGGCCCCGCGGATATCTCTGTCAGAAACCAGTCTGTAAACCGCCATGCGCTGTCCAGATCCAGGTCCGGGTGAATCTCATGAGGAATCTGGTTGATTGAGAAATATTCCTTCCTGTGCGGCCGGAGCCTATGCTCCACCACATCATACATGCCATTTTTAAAATTAATCCATGTAACCGGATACCGGTTCAGGTCCGTAAACTCCCGCTGGATATCCTCCTGAATCAGCAGCAGGTTGAATATCTGATTCAATGCGGTTGACTTAATAAATTCCGTGTACAGCAGTTCCTGTATCCGGTTCTTGACGCGCGTCCCGTCCCGGTCCTCGCGGAATACCCCGCTTTCATAGAGGTACAGCACCCCGTTCATGGCGAACATATCCATCTCCTGCATCAGGTAATCCACCACGGCCTTGTCAATGACGCGCCTAGGGTTGCCGTATTTGTCCAGTTGATGGAACTGGCGTTTAAACTGTACCTCACTGCCCGGGCCGGTGAGGCGCTGCGCATACCGCTGCAGGCACTCCTTCAGCTCCTCCAGGTTCTCCGGCAGGGACATGTATTCCTTCCCGCGGAACAGCTTCCAGCCGTCCTCCTGGTATGTGATGCCGCCGATTCCCCGAAGCAGTTCCTTTATTTCCTCATTCACGCCCTTCCGGTAACAGGCCAGCACATAGGTATAATCACACATATAGGTTCCCGTGTTGGCCTTCTCCTCCATGTACTCCCGGAAACTTTCCAGGGTGAAGTACTGCTCCGTCAGCTGGTCCCTTCCGATGAATACCGCCTTCCGGCCGGCGGCGATAATCTGTCCGCACAGTGTCACATCATCGTTGATGAAAAGCAGGCGGTCCTCACCCGGCTCTGTCCGTATCATGTTGTCAAATATGGTTTTATTCATTCCGCTCTGCTCCTGATGGCCGGATTCCCGGCCTGAATATTAATTAAATGGCAGGCCCTCGTCCTCCACATTGTCAGGGATTTTGGAAAACCCGCCCCCGATATCCACAGGAAGCTCCGGCTGGGCCGCCGGCTGCCTGGACGGGTCGAACCGTGTCACATTCGGAAATGTCTTCCCGTTATATGTCCGTTCCTCTACCGCGGCCAGAAAGCTTCGATGCATCATCACCCTGCCGAACCACTCCGGGGACGGGAAGTCATAACCATCCGGCACACCTGTTGCCTTGGCAATCAGGTTTATCTTCCATGCTGCATTGTCCGTAAACGTGAACCGGTCAAACCGGATGCGCATCCCCTGGGACTCCTGCTGCACATCCTTACGTATCTCATAGTCCAGTACTACCTGCTGGTTCCCACTGGTGCTGGTCACTACATCAAATGCCGCAACGGTTACCTCATACTGCCCTGGGGCTATCCTGCTGGGTTCCGTGTTTTTATAATCTACTTTCATACAATCATGCTCCTTTTATTTTTACTTGATATGCCTTAAGCCTGCTTTCATCAATCATGCACCCCAGCTTTCGGTATACTGCTTTCCTGCTCCGGTACTGGCTCATGCACAGCCCTTCCTGTTCGTCCACGAAATCATATACGACGGGCTTTCCTTTCCCTTCTGCGGGGCGCATGATACGCCCCACGGCCTGCTGTATGGCTACCTTGTCCCGGTGCGGGGTCAGCAGGTACAGTTGCTCCAGCCTGGGAATGTCAAGCCCTTCCTTAGCCAGTGAGTATGTAGCGAACAGCACACGGGACTCTCCTGATTTCATGCGTTCCAGAGCTGCCTGCCTGGCTTTCCGGCTGCTCTGCCCGCAGATGTACTCCACACCATCCATCATCCCATCCAGCTCCCCGGCCAGGCGCTGCAGCTGCTCCAGGCGGTCACCCAGTACAAGCGCCGGCCGTTTTTCATTGGCCAGATATTCCATAATGGCCAGATTCCTCTCCGGCGCGTCCACCATATCACTCAGCATGGCGCCAAACTCCAGCGTTGTGTCTCCCTGGTACCGGTATCCGGTCGGGACTGCTATCACTTCTGGCGCAATCACGTTCCCGGCCTGGTTCAGTTCTTCCTGGTGGACTTCATACAGTTTCTTTCCCAACAGATAATACATCCCCTTGATAAGTCCGTCTGAGCGGTGTTCAGAAGCTGTGACGCCGATCCGGTACAGTGCCGGAAGATGCTCCAGCACATGCTCAAACATGCCTAGTTTGGAATCGCTCATAAATGCCCGGTGGCATTCATCCACCACCACGGTCCCAAACCGGCGGCCGATGCTGTCCAGGTCCTTACCCTTAAGGCTCTGGACCGTGGAGATGGTGATGTGGCTGCCGATGGTATACTTCCCTCCGCCAATAATGCCGTACTCCCCTTCCTGCAGGTGCAGCTTTCCCCGGGCCCGTTCCAGTGACTGGTTTAACAGGTCATTGGTATGGGTGATCCACAGAGCCGGCTGTCCCAGCTCCGCAATCACCTGCAGTGCGGTCTCCGTCTTCCCGGCCCCGCAGGGCATCACAATGATTCCCTGTTTTCCGGCCCGGATGGCCTGGATGGCCGGGGCCTGGTATGGACGAAGCCTGATATCCGACCGGAACTGCACCGGACTGCATTTGTTCATGCGGTGTTCATACAAGCGCAAGTCCGGATACATGTCCCACACATCCTTAAGAAGCCCCCGGGGCAGGACCAGCCTCCCGTCATACCATGAATAGAATACGATGCTGGCCGGTATGCTCCATGGACGGCGCCCCATGTTCAGCAGCTTTGCATAGGCTGGGTTGGCCATGACCAGATGGTCGTTGCACCAGGTTATGAGCTCCTGCGGCGGCTGTTCTATGCTAATCACGCTGTCCACGGTTATCCTCATGGCTCCAGCCTCCCTTCCGGCATGGGGGAGAGCCTGACGAACACATAGGGCTGCCCCCTCTTGCTGTATGATTTATTCACAATCAGCTCCACGACCTGAGAGTCATCCTTGTAGGCAATACCGTTCAGGCTGTCCAGCACAATCTTGGCAATGTTGTCCGCATCTGGTTTTTTGGTCGGATAGATACGGTCCAGAAGCATGGCGCCCTTCCGGCTTTTGCTGGTGCTCTTGGGTATTTCATGATACACTTCCAGCTGGGCCCGTACCGGCTTGTCGAACAGATCCACGGTACCCGAGGCGGCCGCCTCCCGGAAACACAGCCTTACCAGGTTCTCATACTGGACGGTTTCCTTCGGCGTATAGGCAATCCCTGCCCGGGTGACCCGCGGTCGGGCCTTTCCCCGGACCGGGCCTGGAATTTCAAACGATATGACATTAAGCATAAGGGGCACCTCCCGCAGCTTCAAATTCCGCTGCCTTGGCTTTAATGGCCTCCATATCTTTCTGCCGGATTTCAGATGGGCTCTGGTAACCGAATGCCTTATAGGCTGCCTGCAGGACCTCCGGGAGTTCCTTGTATGGTTTTGATAACGCCGTCCACTGCTCCTTCGTGATGGGCTTCTCCCCGAGCAGCTGCGCCGGATCCACTCCGTCATCCAGCCAGGCTTTGAGCTGCCGTCCCAGTTCAGGCGTTATGATTTCCCCGTACTTGTCCAGGAAGGTCACATCCTTGCTGGCTGTGGCGATGTGGCTCCTGGCGATATCCAGTACAATGTCAAACTCATACTCCACATCATCCCTCTGCACTGGAGCCAGCCCTACTTTTACCGGCTCCAGCCTGCCGCGCTCATTCTCCCGCATAACATAATCCATCTTGGACCGCATGGTCACAATGGTATGGCAGTTAGCCGAGAGAATGGAGTTGATCAGGTTGTCCTGTATACGTCCGGCTTCATTCCAAGCCGTGTAACCATTTCCTGATTTAGATGAGGACGCGATCTTATCCTTCACTTCAAGAACTCCGCCTGGCCCCTTCCACGCATGGGAAAGGCTGTCTATGATCACTACCCCATCCGCCCCTGCAATGTCTGCTGCTTCCCTTACCAGATTTATGTATTTCTCCGGGGCATACGGCGGAGGGAATGGGCTATATATAAACTGCCCTACCTCATACCGCCGGTTATTCCCATAGCCCCTTGCCCTCTCATGTTCCGTATCGATTACCACTATTTTCCCCCAGTCGCCTGCCAATCCATAAGCAATATACAGGGCACCAAGGGTCTTTCCAGCGCCTGAAACGCCGGTGAGCGCCATGCGGAGTTTCGTTTTTTTACGTATGACTTTTTCAAAATTCCCCATTGATCATACCTCCACTTTAAATTCTGCCGGCGTCTCCTCAATCCGGACGCACTCCACCAGTTCCCCGGTATCCTTGATGACCGGATGTTTTCCCTGGGACAAATCCAGAAGTTTCTTAAACTCTCCCCACCTTGCCTTCTCCTCCGTCTTGATGTAATCCGGCATCCCGCTTTCCTTTAAGTATTCCACAAGTTCATCCTCTTCATAGACTGGCTTGACCTTCGGCAGCTTCAGAACCAGCGACCCGGACAGCAGGCGGTAGCTTTCCTGGGTTTTGGTCTTACGGTGAGGAACCTGCATAAAATAGCTGCCAAGGAGGGAACGCAGATAGGAGGTCCTCTGGTTGAAACGCCGCTCTGCCGCCTCAACTTTCTGTTCAATCCTGGCTGTCTGTTCTTCGGCCAGCTCCCTGATACGGTTTAACTCCTGCTTTTCTTCATCTATTTTCCGGATAGCCCAGTCTGCCTTATTGTCATCATCAATCACAAAAGTTTTCTTCTCATGTGGTGCATCCTGGCCGTCGTCTGCTGCGGCAGTTTTCTCCATTTCCTCAGATACAGCCATATCCCACTCCTGTTCCTGCAGGGCCAGGGCCTCCTCTTCCATCATGGTTTCATCTATTTTCATCTTCGTCCTCCCCACCTTCTAAAAATCCGTCCAGATACGGGTCAAATATGACCTGCCTAAGCGCATTCGCCACCCTTTTATCCTGCTGGCTTGGCAACAGAGACAGGGTAGTTGTCTCATTGTGCCAGATAAGGCCTCCGGACATGTCCTCCTTATAACACGGGTTCCCGGGCAGCTCCTCCTGATTAAAGTCGATGGCTTTCAAATCAATCAGGTCCAGAAGTTCCTTCCTGACATGGCAGAATTCCCCGTTGAGGTTAGATTGTATCAGGCCATACATCTCCTCATTACGTTCCTCATAGACATTGGTCCAGAAGGCAGGCCGGCCGGATATCCGGTATCGCTGGACCAGATGGATGATACTGCGTCCTTCCCCGGTATTCATCTCATACTGCGGATTTTGGTTTTCCTTTGAAATCGTAATGATTTCCCCTGCTGCCGGAAGAATGCCGGCCAGCTCAATAATCAGGGACTTCACAATGTTGGGCATCCCGTCATGCATGATATGTACCGCCCAGGTGCTTCCCATAATTGAGTATCCGCTGTCAATGTTGCCAATGGTCAGTTTCACATCCTTGTAATCCCGCTTCATCAGTTTTTTAAGCTGCGAACTGTTGATAAACATTATTTTCCCCTCCTCTGTGGTTTTGCCTTTTCTCTCAGTTCATCCAGCGCAGTAAGGTATAACGATTGAAGGGCCGAAGCCTGGTCTTCTATATCATCACTGGATAGCGCTTTTGAAACACTTGAAAGAAGAGTAACTGTAAGAGCAACGACGTCTACATAATTGCCCCGTATCGTTGTCTCAACTTTCTCCCCGTGCGCTTCAATCCCTACGGTGGGTACATTCTTTTCAGCTTTAATCATTGATTTTTCCTCCATAATCCCTTATACTAAGGTTGTAAATAATTTTTAGTTACCGGACCTTCGGACGGTTCCACCCGTCGGGGGTCCATTTTTTGTATGACCGGCACGGCATCATTCGGCTCCGCTCCGGGCATCTATTCCTGTACCGACATGTCCGGCACACATCCTCTATCATCGTCTGCCACCTCCTTACTCTTTGACATAGACAGACTTGGCTTCGTTGTCATATATCAGCCACAGCGTGTCGCCGGCACTATCCACAATCATGGCCTCGTTGTCATGTACGGTCAATTTAAAATAGCGCATCTCAAAACCCTCTGACTGCAGCCACTTGCGGATTGCGTACTCCGCAATGCTCTTTGCACCTTTAATCATTTTCCCTCACCTCCCTTCATAGTCTCACACCCATGGCCAGCGCCATGACCACAGTTGCTGCAACCACCATTCCGAACATCCAAAAAGTTGCTATGATAATCCATCTCGCTGCCGTTATTAGGGGATGCTCGTCCCTTTCGTCATCACATCTCAATTTCATACACCGTCCCTCTGTCGTACACTACACGGATTTTGTCACCATTAATGTCCGTCACTATGGCCTCATGTGCGTTAACTGTTTCCATGTGGCCATCCAGGCCTGGATAAACCGTTTCCAGATACTGATGGATACGGTGCTCCGCAAATGTTTTAGCTCTCATTGGCTTGTCCCTCCTCTCAACGGCCTTCCAGCCAGCTGCTCTATCAACCAAATGTCATCCATCCGGAACCGTCCCGGATTGCATTTTCTGTTACGCAGGGTTGGCAGTGGAATTCCTATCTTTTTAGCCAATCCCTCATCGTTCAGATTGTTCCGCACCTTTGCCTCGTTGATTAGGATTTTCACCTCATCCCCCATTTGCTGGTAAGCACTCTTTTTCATTCCGTCTCACCTCCTTTTCCCAGTTGACACACATACGTAATAGTGGTATAGTTGTTTTATCGAACATGTGTTTGCTTAGGCAATTTTGTCCTCTTTTTTAAATAACTCCTCCAAGGACATTGTGGGGTCAATCAAATCCCGAATCCTTAGTACTTCCGACCAGGAAAACTCCGTTGACCCCTTAATTTTATTCCGCAATGATTTTTCCGAAATATTAAGCAAAAGTGAAAATTTTTCTATTGTAAATCCCCTTTTGCTAATTTCAAACTTCAAACGGTAGTACATGTTATCCTCCTTTCTATCCGTTAACGGTTATTTATTGAAAGTATATATCCTTTAACGGTAAAAGTCAACCCATTTTTTACATTTTCTTTCCGTTAACGGTAAATTTCGCTTGACTTAAAAACCGTTTGGCGGTAAAATATTACCGTAGGAGGGATTAAGGATGGGACTGGAGAAAATTGCAGAATACAAAAAAAAGTTAGGATTAACCACGGAGGAATTATCTGAAAAATCTGGAGTCCCTCTGGGAACGTTGAATAAGATATTAAGCGGTGCCACAAAAGACCCAAAACTTGAAACGCTTAAGTCTATCGCTCATGTTCTTGGGTTGTCGCTTGATGACTTCGACGATAGAGAAAAGAAGGTGGTTCCAGAACCCACTTATGCGGATGTGGAACGCCTTGTGGCCAGAAATGGTAAGCAGATGTCTGTTGAACAGAAAATGCGTCTAATCAAACTACTGTCCGAAATAAATAATGAGGACTGATTTGATTGAATCACGATTTTATACTGAAAAAAGTACTAGAAACATATACCTTTTGTGAATTTAAGAAATTTCCATTTGACTGTATTTCAGCTATTAGAAAGTATGGATATCATGTCTATACATACAGCGAATTGAAAGAAAAGAATCCAGAAGTATATGAACTATGTGCCTCCTGTTCTGACGAGGCATATACTGAGCCATTTAGCCGGACAGTTGCTTACAATGAAGATAAACCATCAGATAGAATTATCTTCTCACTGGCCCATGAGCTGGGTCATATAGTGCTTGAGCATCCTTACAAAGCGGACTATTATGAGAAAGAAGCCAATTGTTTTGCAAGCTACGTATTAGCTCCCAGTATGGTAATCCATTACTGCCATTGCGAAAGTGCTTGGGATGTGCATAGACATTTCGGATTGTCGGACGAAGCTGCTCATAATGCCTTTGCCGCTTACCGTAGATGGTATAGCAGAGCCACACACAAAATGTATCCAGTTGATTGGGCGATGTATAGCTACTTTTATAAAACCAAGTCTAAAAGGTTTATTTGTGCTGAGACCGAATGTTTCTACTGTGGACGGACTTTTTATAACCGACCTGGTGACTGTATCTGTCCTATATGCGATGCTAAGGCCAGCCAGGAACCATATCCATTTAATGATTTGCTGTCACCAACGAGAATAATTCTGGGTTCTTTGAGAGCACAGTCATTGTAATATTATACATTGAGGAGGGTTCGTTATGGGATTTAAAGATTTGATAAAAAGCGCCGCCGATGGTGCAACGGGTTTGGTAAAAAATGAATTAGCAAAGAAGGATTCAGAAAGACAGCTGGCTACTAGAAGACAAAGCCAGGTCAGCGCGTTCATCACTATTAAAAATGGGCCTGCTGGCATGAATGGAGCCTGCACCATCCGACAACGCCAGGAAGACGGCCTGATTTATTTTGGAGTTGATGAAAATAGACTTTATGAATTGCTAGATTATTCTTGGGACGGACCTCTTTATGGCTCCATGACGAATACACAAACCACCGGAATCAGTAGCAGTCAGACAGTCAAAAAAGGAAAGGCCGGAAAAATGACAGCGGGGGCTGTCGTAGGTACTTTATTGATGCCTGGAATCGGAACAGCAGTAGGGGCAGCAATCGGCGCCGGAAGTAAAGGTAAATCTACTACACAGGGAAATATGTCATCTAACTCCAGACAAATGACACAGCATTTTGAGCAAGCCGGAACCGCGGTTTTGAAACTTCGGCGCATTGATGATGGAATGATATTCCCTATTTCCATAGCCTGCACTACTGAAATAGATGCTCAAATAAGGTGTTTTCAAATTAAAAAAGAACAATCAGTTGCCGAAGTATCTAAAAATACCACAGATGCCCTCAAGGGCATTAAAGCCCTAAAAGAATTATTGGATATGGGAGCCATATCCGAAGAAGAGTTTGAAACCAAGAAAAAACAGTTATTAAATTCATAATGGGAATGATTTATGATTAAATAGCCTACGGCTTTTAATAAAACAAATGAAAAGAGGAAAAGAGTATGGGAAAAGAAAAACCAACAACAAAAATCTGTAAGCACTGTAAAACAGAGATACCTTATGGGGCAAAGATATGTCCACAGTGCAGAAAAAAACAAGGCCATGGTGGTTGTCTTGTTACCATTATTGTACTTGTCGTAATCGGTCTAATTGGTTCTTGCTTTGGTGGCGGCAGCAAGAAAACTGATTCTAAAGTTACGACTACTGCTATTGCGCAATCTGAAAGTTCATCTGCCAAAATTGAAACCACAGTTACTGATGCAACAATAGCTGAGACTGCTGTTCAAAAAGGAAAAGATAAATATAGTGTGGGAGACACCTGGGAGGATAAGCATCTCAAGATAACCTACACTGAAAGTTATGAATTCACTGACTTCAATCAATATAATGCGCCAACCGAGGGATACAGGATTGTGTGCGCAGCTTTTGAATTTGAAAACATTGGAAAATCAGATACGACCGTTATGTATACCGAATTTCACGGATATGCAGATGGATATGAAGTAAACCAGAGCTATACGCCAAAGGGAACTGGCTTAGACTTTAATGTTAAAATGTCTGCCGGAAGGAAAGGAACAGGCCTAGTTGCATTCGAAGTACCAGTTGACGCTAAGGAAATTGAAATTGAATTCAGTCCTAATATGTTTACTTCTGATAAGGTAGTTTTTGTCTATTCCGAATAAAGTATAAGCAAAAAGCCCCAGGAGCTGCGAACTCCCAAGGCTTTTTACATAGATTTTCTCTTACCAGGCTACCCCCGGAAGATAATCCAACACAGACAATTGGATTATATCATTCCTGGCGCGTCCTGGCAAGAGGCGTATTAATTTTACCCAATTTTAAGGAGGAATGATACCATGGCACAGCAGAAAAAAACTAAAAACAAATTACCGTCAGGCAATATCCGCATCCAGGTATATGACTATACAGACGTTGACGGCAAGAAGCATTACAAATCTTTCACAGCCCCTACGAAGAAGGAGGCCAAGTTTCTGGCCGCCCAATGGGCCGCAGGCAAAGCAGGCATGACTGCGGAGAACATCACCCTGTATGAAGCCGTCACGCGCTATATAGATGCCAAGAGAGGGGTGCTGTCTCCCAGTACTATAAGGGGCTATGAGGCTGTACAGCGTAATTACATCAAGCCGTATGAATTGGGACGCATTAAACTGAATAATCTAACCAATACAGCCCTTCAAGTATGGATAAGTGATATCTCTTCTAAGGTAGGCCCCAAGAGCGTAAGAAATGCACACGGGCTTGTATCAGGCACATTAGAGATGTTCCATCCTGATTTTCATATTAAGACCACCCTGCCTGCCAAGAAACGGCCTACGTTGTACACGCCATCGGACCAGGACATAAAGACCCTGCTACAACATGTTGAGGGGAAGGAACTTGAGATAGCCATTTTCCTAGCTGCTTTTGGTCCATTGCGCAGAGGAGAAATATGCGCATTGGATAGTGACGACATACATGGAAACGTGATTGATGTAAACAAGAGTATGGTTATGGGGCCTGACAAGATGTGGCATATCAAACCGCCCAAGACCTTCGGCAGCTACCGTCAGGTAGAATTTCCGGGTTTTGTGATAGAGAGGATGAGGGGTATAGAAGGCCGCATTGTGAAGGCTACTCCAGACCAGATAACCCACCGGTTTGAACGAGCCATCAAATCAACAGGATTGCCAAAATTCAGATTTCACGATCTGCGCCATTATGCTGCCAGTATCATGCACGCTATCGGGGTCCCTGACCAATATATTCTCCAACGCGGCGGATGGGCCACTGATAATGTCATGAAAACGGTTTATAGGGATATCATTGACTTGGAAACAGTTCGCCAGACAAAGAAAATCAACAGGCACTTTATCAAGGTGTCCGGTCTCTCAAAATAG